TGGAGATTTGCTGCCAATGGCTTGCTTCTTCCAGGCGGATTCCGCGGGGATTCCGATAGCGGCAGAGCCATTCTGCTACCAGCTGCAAGATACACCGTGGGAGCTTCAAGCGGGTCCGTTGCAACATTAGAAATCAACTTACCGAATTAAGGAGAGGGTAAAATGGATAGAATTGTTAGCGTCAATCTCGACTCCGCAGAGACCGCGTTCTTTGCTCGTGAGCTTGAGTACATAAAATCGAAATCATACGACATTGAGTTCCCTCCTTTAAAGGCGACGAAGCTAATCCCTGTTAGCACAGAAGCCGGTTCAGGAGCCGAATCAATCACCTATCAATCGTTTGAAGAAACAGGTCTTGCTCGAATCATTTCGAGTTATGCCGATGACTTTCCTCGCTGCGACATTCGCGGTAAAGAATTCATTACACCTGTGAAATCAATTGGAGCCAGCTATGGCTATTCGATGCAGGAAATTCGCGCCGCGATGTTTGTTGGACGCAGTCTGACTCAGCGCCAAGCCAATGCCACTCGAAGAGCCAACGATCAAAAAGTAAACCGTTTGGCTTGGTATGGAGACACAGCCTCCAATATTCTCGGTTTAACAAATAACCCTAATATCCCATCGGCTTCTGTTCCTGCAGATGGAGTGGGTGCGTCTACTCTTTGGACGACTAAAACACCTGATCAGATTTTGCGCGATATGAATCAGCTCACCAATGGGATCGTCGCCCTGACAAATGGGGTTGAAATGCCAAACACACTGATTCTTCCCATCGACCAATACACATTGATCGCTTCAACTCCTCGTTCCGCAAACAGCGATACGACGATTTTGGAGTATTTCATTCAGAATAACCCTTTCATCACTAACGTTGACTGGGTAGCTGAATTAAAGGGAGCAGGCCCAGGTGGTGTAGACATCATGATCGCCTACGACAAGAATCCAGATAAGCTGACCATGGAGATCCCAATGCCATTTACTCAATATCCTCCCCAAGAGCGAGGACTTGAGTTCATCATCAATTGTGAATCTCGTTATGGCGGAATCATCATCTACTATCCACTCTCATTATCCATCGGGGAGGGTATCTAAATGGCACTAGTCAAGTACAACGGTAAGAATGTCTACTATTGTAACTTCACAAGCCGCCTTATGCCTGGGATCAATGAGATTCCGGAGGGCGAACTCAAAGCCCTCCTTCTCAATCCCCTATTTCAATGGAGAGTGGAAGAAGGAATTATTGTGATCATTCCTGAATCCACGGAAAAAGAGGCAGACGGCAAGAAGTCGATCAAGGAAATGATGAAGTTCATTCCTCAAATTTACGATCACGCTTACCTCAATCGAATTATTGAGAGCGATGGCCGTGACAAAGTGGTGGATGCTGCAAAGAAGCAACTCCATAAAATTTCCCATGAAGCCGAGGAAGAAGAGAATGAGCATTTCAGATCCGATACCAAGTCAAACGATCATTGATACCCTGTTTGTGATCGCGCCTCAGTTTTATACGACTGACCCAGTGAAACTGGCAAATTACAACACCATGATTGGATTGTTGCGATGCCAAGTCAATGAACAGGTCTTATCCTGCTGCGGTGTTTTGGCGTATGTGTATCTCCTTGCCCACTGGCTTCAATTGCAAACCAATCCTCAAATAGGTGTGGCCAGCAATCTCAGTGAAGGAGATCTCTCTATTGGATTAGCGATATCACCAGACTCTTCGATCCTCAATGCGACTCAATATGGCAGACTATACAAGGACTTAATCAAACGAACAGTCATCGGTTCAACAGTAACAAACTTACCCCCTAATTTTACGGTGTTTAATGAAACGTGCGGTTGTCAAGGATATTGACTTAGGTTTTGACGAAATACAAAAGCAGGTTGCCTTGCTCGATGGATCTTATGTTTTGGTCGGCTTTCAAGAAGGGACAAAAACAACTCTGCAGACCAAAGGGCAAAGGCAAAAGAAATCTGGCTTGTCAATGGCTGAGATTGCAGCTGCCAATGAATTTGGAACCAAGACGATCCCTGCTCGCCCCTTCATGTCCACAAGTTTCGATGAAAATCGAGCCAAAATTAACAAAGCAATCCAGGGTGAATATTCAAAAATCCTAGATGGGAACAGCACAACTGAACGATCGCTGGGTTTGATTGGACTTTTAGGAGTAAAGTTCATCGTTCAGAAAATTCGCGCCATTACCTCTCCTCCCAACTCTCCACGTACAATCGCTATCAAGAAGAGCTCAAAACCTCTTATCGACTTTGGGCAAATGGTGCAATCGGTGCGCCATAAGGTGGTATTGAAATGAGCTCGCCTTTTGAAATCTTTAGAACTCCAGTCACACTGCGTCGTTTTCAAAGCGGCGGCTATACAAATGGCCGATGGGCAGACGGCAGCTTTGTCGATAGTTTAATCACCTCAAGCATTCAGCCTCTCAAAGGAGAAGAAATGCAGGAATTACCTGAAGGAAGAAGAGATTCTGAAGGATACAAGCTCTACACATCGACATTGATCAATACGATCACCAACGTGAACCCAGATTTAATTCTTTTCTTCGGAAAGACATTTGAGGTCATCCAGGTTTTTCCTTGGCAAAACAACAGCAATTTTGGACTCGTAAACCACTACAAATATTTAGTCTTACGACTAGAAGGACAATAAATGAAAGCAAAAATGATTTCAGATACTTCGTATATGACTCTAGAAAGCAGACTCAATGATTTCCTAAACGAAGTAACAGCTAACGCATGGAAATTGTTCGATGTCAAATATGACACCTTTTATCAGCAGGGATTTGAGCTTCATTCCGTTCTCGTTCTTTACGGAGTAGAAGATGCCGCTTAATTTCGAGACGATAAAGACCAATCTCTATAACTGGGCAATAGCGAATAGCGGAGGAGCCCCTGTCATTTTCCTGAATGAAAATGCTCCGAGACCCGCGCCTCCTTATGTGACGCTATTTCTCTCAAGCTTGAATCAGATAGGAGAAGATTATACTCCAAGACCTGATCTCAATGGAATGGTGGATATGGTCGGGGATCGGGAATTTACGCTGCAAATCCAAACCTATGGTGGTGATTGCATTACCCGTCTCGAAAATCTAAGAAGCAGCCTGCAAATGCAGACTGTGTTGGATACGCTAAGAGCCAATGGCATCGTCTTTGTGAACCATTTTGCTATCAGTGACATCACAGAACTTCTCGATTCAAGATTCGAAAAACGAGCAGCTATGGATGTCCTCTTTAGAATAGGCCAAAACTACACTGATAATTTAGGTCTCATCCAAACAGTCAAAGTGGAAGAAATTTATCAAGATGCCAGCGGAAGCGTGGTCTATGACCACACTATTACCATACCTTAGGAGGAGTTATGCCATTAAGCGATATCGTCAACGTTCAGATCACAAGAGAAACGCAGACCGTTTCAGAAGCTGGTTTCGGCACTCTCATGATCCTTGGAACACATAAAAGATTTAATGATCGCATTAGATTTTACACCAGCATTCAGGACGTAGCTAATGATTTTGAATCGACGGATTTAGAATACATCGCTGCTCAAGAAGCGTTCAGCCAAGCATTAAGTCCTCAGCAGATTGCGATAGGAAGAAGAACTGTCGATAGTGCAACAATCAAAGTGGAAACGGCTCTCGCTCCATTTAATTATACCGTAACAATCAACTCGATACCAGTCACCATTCCTTCCAGTCCAACGGCTCAAAATTCAACCGTCGTCATGAGCGGAGATTTTGTGACTGGGAACTCAATTGCCATCACTTTAAATGGAACGCCTTTAACTCCGATTCCATTCAATACGGATCAAATCACCACGATGAACGATATCGCCACCGCTCTTTTGGCGATTCCAGCAGTTGACACTGTAGAGATTACCGACCCAAACAATCGAACCCTAATCATTTCTGGAAAACCGAACATATCAGCCATCGTCAATAGCTTTGTCGTGACTGGAGGCGCAAGCCAACCAACAGCCACCATTACCAATCCCATTCAACCTGTTTCCACAGAAACCATTGCCAATTCACTAGTGACAGCCATCAACGCAGCCATTCTTGGAGTCACAGCAACTGATCTGCTCAATGGTACTTTCTCTTTAACGGCTAATGTTCCTGGTGTTCCCTATACTTTGGATGTCAGCACAACCATTGTCAATCCAGATCAAGCCAAGGTGACAGTCACGCAAGTCGAACCCAATACAAACTATACGGTCACGATCAATGGCGTAGACTTCACTTACACATCCCCCAATGAAGTGCAGACAAACGAAGACATAGCTGCTGCTTTAGTGACCATTATTGGTGCTCAGACGTTAGTTCCAGTGGGTGCTTCCGATAATTTAGATGGAAGTTTTGAACTTAGTGCAGATGTCGCCGGAACTCCATTTGTTCTTAGCGTATCAGAAGGCATCCTGAGCAAGCAATTCGGGTTAATCATCGAGCCACTCTCCCCTTCAGATACAGTAATCAATGATTTGAATACCATTCAGCAAATCGATGACACTTGGTATGCATTGGCTCTGACAGATCGAACATCTGCAACTGTTCTTTCCACTGCAGGATGGACAGAAGGGCAAGTTAAGATCTTTGGAACAGCTTCGGCAGACCCCGATATCATTAATCTGGCTGCAGGAGTCGATTTAAATTCCGTCGCCGCCAAATGCAATCAATCGGGCTATGTCCGTACCTTTGTTCTCTATCATCAAGATGCCAATAACGATTTCCCTGAATGTGCGTGGTTTGGAGGCGTTCTCCCGCTCGATCCTGGCTCAGAAACGTGGAAATTCAAAAGATTAAATTCCATTTCTTATTCAAATTTGACCAGCACGCAATCCCAGAATGCAAGAAACAAAAAGGCGAATACCTACGAGTATATTGGAGGCGTTGGAATCACAAGAGAAGGAACCATGGCTCAAGGAGAGTTCATTGATATCGTCCGCGGAGTCGATTGGCTTACCTCTAGGATCCAAGAATTCGTCTATTCCGTCTTAGTCAACAGCAACAAAGTTCCTTATACAGATTCTGGGATTGCAGCAATTGAAGCGGAAATAAGAAGAGCTTTGCAACTCGGCATTGGAAACAACTTTATTGCAAACGATCCTGTTCCCACTGTGACCGTTCCCAAAGCGGCTAATGTACCCGCCAACGACAAAGCACAAAGGATATTGAGGAATGTCAAATTCCAAGCGACGTTAGCGGGAGCCATTCATGCGGTTAATATTACAGGAACCGTCACCGTATAAAAGATTAGGAGATAGCTATGAGCGTAAGAACTTATGATCCAAAGCAAGTAATCATCACAGTAGGCGGAGTTCCCATGAGCGGTTTTGCTGATGGAACATTCTTGACTGTCGATAGAGATGACGATCAGTGGGCAAAAGTCACGGGAGCCGATGGAACTAGCACCCGCATCAAAAGCAATAATCGTTCGGGAAATATGACGATCACTCTCAAACAGTCCAGTCCAAGTAACGATGTCCTTTCAGGATTTGCCAACGTCGATGAACTGACCAACGCAGGCGTTGTTCCAATCATTATCAAGGACTTGAGCGGAAATTCGCTCTATTTCAGCGCAACTGGATGGGTTAAAAAATATCCCTCTTCCGAATTTGGAAAGGAACTAAACAACCGGGAATGGGTGTTGGATCTGGTTGATCTAGACGTTTTCGTGGGTAGCAATGGAGTAAATGTATGATTGAAACGAGAGAAAAACAAATTCATGGAGCTGTCTATTCAGTGACGCAACTCCCTGCTAGGAGGGCCCTAAGACTTAAGGCAAAACTTTTACGCTTATTTGGTCCGGCATTGGCACAACTCTTTCTCCCAGGAGGAAGCGACGCAAGCATTTCTGGGCTGCCATTCTCAAAATCAGAAGCAGTTAAGGCCGTAGAATCTCTGATGGCACAATTGGACGATAGAACTTTTGAAAGCTTGGTGCTTGAACTGTGCCAAGGCGTCAGAAAAGACGGTATGGAACTGACCGATTCTGTTATCGATATTGAATTTGCCGGCGATCTCGGCACACTAATGCAAGTGCTATGGTTTGTGATCGATTGCAACTTCGGTTCTTTTTTTGGGGAGAGCGGTATTGGGAGCCTATTCGAAGCTTCACCAGCGATGCCGCAGAATCGTCAGCCAGATACGAGAAAAACCTCCATCCGGACATAAAGAGCGAGTTCCTTTTCTGGCGTATCATTTTGGAAGGAATAGCCTCTTTAGAGGAGATCGAGCGCACATGGAATCTTGATGATTTGATGAGGGCAAATGCCCTATTGGATATGCGGCTCGACCTGATGGAAGAATCTAGAAGGAAAGGGTCGAATAGATGACTGTAGTCAGAGAATTAGTCACAAAACTTGGTTTTC